AAGCGTCATCTTCCTCCAAAATATAGCGCACAGAATTACCGTCAGACACGCCAGACGCCGCGAAGGTTTGATAACCATCTTCCGCAGCGCCCAGCGTTATTGGCGAGCCTGTGCCAGTAGTGCTGACACTAACCTTTGCTCTGTTCTTTAGAACAACCATAAAGCCAATCCTTTAGGTTAGCTGCAGCACTCCGTTTGCCGCTGAAAAGTCAGTTGTGAAGCTATCACCATCATTCAGCGTCAAAGATGAGCCATAGTCGTAATAGCCGATCAGCGGATCTGCTGGTGACGTTACAGTGTCATCATAAATGTAGATGTAACGGAAGGGGCCAACATTGCCGCCAGAAGCTGTAATCGTTAGATCTGAAAGCACCAGTTTATAAACGCCAGAACTTTGGCCTGATGATGATGTGGACACGTTGCGCGACGATGCGTTTGCGTATGAAATTTGAGTAACATTGCTCAAAGTTCCGTTGCCATCCGTCGTTGGGTTTGGTGACTCTGATGAAGGCGCTGTGTTAGACAGTGCCAAAGTAATCTGATCGCTCGCCAAATCCATGTTATGGACAGCGTTGGCCACAAAATCATTTACCTTATTGAAGCTTGCCATTGTTAAGTTCTCCGAGATTAAGCATATGCACCTGAACTATAACGCATATTGGCTTTATTGCAAAGAGCATAGTAAAATACACGATGCATTAGCTCAATCTTAATCCCTAAACACTCTTACTCTATATTGTAAAAACCGCCCTGTTCCAATAGCAGCGGCCCCAGATACATTGATTGTTGGGTTTGTGTAGTTTGAAGTTATATTGTTTGATCCTGATACTGTAGCAATCTTGTAAGGTGAAAAGGTGCCGCCAGTGCCAGTATAAGATGCAGTACCTATAGTTCCCCCGTTAAATTTAACGCTGGCTGTCCAAGACTGATCGACCCTTGACCCTACAGTTACAGTCCAAATTAAATGATCCCCAGCGAAAACAGTGAAGCCAGTTCCTATAACACCGTTACCAGCATAGGTTTCAACTTCATTTGTAGCATTGACGTTTAGAGTTGTTGACCCGCTACCCGTTGGGAAAACTTCGTAATTATCTTCAAACACTACAGGTAAAATTCCGGGCGAGCTTAAAGCGACTGCACCTTTAAACGTGATACCTGAACCGTTAAACTTAATAAATGCACCAGCATCACCAGCTACAAATCTACCTTGAGTGTCTACCTTAAAGCCACTCTGTGAACCAGTGGGGTTAGAGGTTGTAGAGGTAATAGTACCAGTAGACATTTCATCAGCATTAATATTGACAGCATTGACTTGAGCGGCTGTAAGTGTGCCAGCGTAAACATAGTTAGAAGCTATCTCATTTGCACTAATAGTGTTCGCAGCAATCTCATTGGCCGTTACAGCACCAGTGGCAAGTTTAGATGTAATAATACTCCCTGCCGCTATTTTGTCAGCGACGACCGCATTAGTAGCTATCTTACCAGCAGTGATTGAATTATCTGCAGTATCAGCGTACACCTCTGTTTCCCAAGCTGAAGCTGTAGCATCCCACCTATAAAGTGTAATGTCTGGCAACAACAAAACAAGCTGCCCATCCGCATCACCGGACGTAGGCAAGGACTGAACAGGCTTAACATTGAACCTTTCTGCCTCAGTAAATAAATCATCTACAGCAGAAGAAAAATCTCCGGGCTGAACAAATAAAGTGGTAGCATTCACACTCCCTACAAACGCAGATTTATTGTCGCTAAAGTCCACGGCTCTGACCCAATAATATCTTTGAATACCGTTTGTTAAGTTACCTCTTATAAAACCACTGCTGGAAGAGCTTCCAATAAATGTAGCAGTTCCTAAATTATTGCTAGAGTTTTCCCAAACCTCAACGTGTCTTAAATCTCTATCTGCTGGGTTGACCCAAGTAATCTCTATAAACTTAGATGCACCATTAGCAGCCAAACTTGTAGGTGCATTTGGTGGTGTAGTATCACCCTGCGAATTAAGTGTTGCACTTGCAAATATTGACCTAACGCCTAAAGCAGAAACGGCTCTTACTTTGACCTGATAGTTTTCGCCAACAATCACTGGAGAGATGACAAAGAAATTTGATGAACCAAATACTGATGTAAACTCTGGATCGCCGCCAGTTCCCAAGCGTTTATATTGTATCTCGTAATATTGCACAAAAGCATTTGGCGACTCATCCCACTCGACCTCAATCGCGGGGACTGTTGATCCATCTTCATTTAATATTGCAGAAGATGTGAGAGTTAAGTTTGTTGGCGTAGCAACAGAAGTAAACACTGGCAATGTTGAGTTATTGCTAATAATTGAAGTTTCATCGGAATTCCAATCAAACGCCGCGGCTGATGTTTCGCGAAGCGTTAAGTTTATGCGCAAGTCTCCAGCATCTTGATTTGATGAAAATCTCCAGCCAGAGACCTCAAACTGCTTTTCATCGAAACCATAGCGCTCATTGGTGAAGCTAATTATATCGCCAACCTCAATCTGCATAGCTTCAAGCCCAAAGTCTGCGCTCAAAGTCATCTGCTCTCTGCCTCTAAATAAAGTTAATTTAGCTAAACGTTGGGCAGTTGCTGCGCTCGTCGTAAATGGCAAAGGTAAGTCTAGCAAAGCTTCTTCGTTATCATCTTCCGCTTTAAATGCTGTGCTAGATATCTGTGGATAATCAGCCGTGATCCAAGACTGTTCAGCATCGTTAAAGGTGCCGCGAACAGTGTTGAAGTTGTCACGCATGTTAATGCGCGTTTCTAAGTTAATAGGCCCGCGCAAATCATCCATCGTTAGCTCTTTGACTGGGTTTGAATAAGCGCCAGCCTTTAGCTTCCAATACCCAGAACCCCAGAATAAGGTGCCAGCGCAAGCCGTAACCATATCACCCAACACATCGCCAACAGATCGATCTGCCCTAATGATCCCATTCAACTCGTATCTTTTTTCCGTGCCGCCGCCATTAAGAGTGACATCTTCGTTGCATTCGTTAGTCGCAGACGCGAATGAGATATCGTCAATTGCGCTATCACTTAATCCGTAAGCAGAAGTCAAAAAATCTCTAATACATCTAGCGGCATTGTTGCTGTAGTTTGTTGAACCAGTCAGCGGATCGTAAACTTTTTTGCCTTCAACAATCGCTGTAATTAAGGGGATGCCATTGGCAAAAACATCCTGGTCATATTCATATCTGACATATAAATATGATATGCCAAGACCTTTGAAATTTGCATCTACACTTGTCTCTGAAACTAAGTCACTATCTGCTGTGGTCTGTGAGCCGTCATATTTCTTAATACGGATCTTGCTGTCCCAATTTACTTCATCATCGCCAGATCCAGCAGTCGTGACAAAATTGCCTGAAAATGTAGCAATCTGATCGTTTATATATATATCCCCAACCGAATTAACTTCATGTCCAGCCAAACAAATTACTTGATGCAAATATATATTTTCGTCGCCAGTGGACTCATAAAACGTTACAATGCCACCTTTTCTCACTTTGCCATAGACGAAATCTTGCGGCGCTGCTGCCTCTCTTGCGTTCACCATAATTCCAGACGAACTTATTGAGCCTATATCTGGCTTGGAAGATAGCGCAGATATTGCCCAAGAAGTAATTGCCGTTGTGACAAAATATCCTATAACTGAAGCTGTACTAAGCGTTATGCCGCCAAAAGTAATTGCAGCACTGCCAAATAAGCTTGTAGTAGATAAACCTAACGCACCACCAACAGCAGCAGCAACTGGCCCTCTTGGAGCATTTTCCCAAGCATTCAGGTTTCTAAGTACGTTGTAGGGAATATTGTTCTTCATACCTTAACCCATGCTTGATGAATGACATCTAACGGCAAATATAGCACACCTTGCTTAGATAAGAAAACTGCCTTGCTTCCTGTGCAGATGCCCATCGCAACGCCAATTATCCATCTCTGCGCATATTTTGTAGTAACCAATGCGCCAAGGGGCGGCACATGGTCTATTCGTCTTAGCTTCTGATCTACAGCGTCGGAGAATTTAGTAAAGCCAAACTCTCTCTTTAGCTCTTTACTGCGCAGCAACTGAGATCTGGTCATGTAGCGCCCTAGCCAATCATCAGCCCAACCCTCGTTATACATAGCATGAAAGGCGTCATTAGTGAACGTAAGACAATCATGCGCTCCCCATTGAAATTTCTTGTCTTTCACCAATTTCAAGTAAGTATTTAGGCTTTCTCTCTGCCCCATATAACATCCTTGTCCTGCAGATCAGCAACAAATGAAAAGAATGTATCACCGGCATGACGCGAAACGTGATTTTCATGCGTGTATCTGCGATTGCTTGATCTTTCTAAGCGAACCAATTTACTTTCAACCGATATAGAAATAACGCTTGTTTCAGCGCTATCCTCTATAGTCATAGTGTTCATAATGCCGCTAAAGACCTCTATCGGGGTTGTAGTGTCTATCGTGCCAAAATAAACTTTTGCCTCACGCCTTTGGTAAGGTTCGTTCAACGCGATTGAAACTAAGCTAGAAGGCACCCCTGACAACGTAAGCGTTATATTTTTAGCTGATAGATCATTGACCTCTTCAAGGCCGCCGATTGTAAGCAAATTACCTGCACCAATGTATGTGTTTACACCTATGTCACGATCTCCGTAACCTGTCCAAAGACGAACTGGCGCAGTGTCAAAATCAAGCTCAACGGCATAGTAGGGTTGAACCTCTGGCTGACTAAGCGCCGTAAGCAGCGCGGATGGGATTGTTCTGCTCATACCGCTTCAATCGCTCCAAATGTGATGCCGTAAACGCTTGCCTCATTAATGCTGAACGCTTGCTCATTTGTAATAAGCCTGAAAATGCCTTGAGTGCTTTGCACAGTAACAGAAGCGTTATTTGTTATGGTGGTTCTGACATTCGGCCAAACATCTACTGTGGCTTGCCCAGATCCATTTGTATCTACATCTGTAAGAACCTTGAATAACTGTCTGCTTGTGCCAGTACCAATTTGCATATAATCGCCAGCCTTTAAGTAGTCAGTCTGATTTGCTGGTGCGCTATCTATGGCAATCGTATCACCGGATGATACAGCGCCATTTACTAAGATCGTATCCGCGTCACGCGCTGAACCTAATGGCGTAGTAGCCGCTGGATCACCCAGATAAAACGTGCCTAACTGCCCCTTCAGCGAAATTAGCCAAGCCACCCATCTTTCCGCATCTTCTCGCTTCATTGATGGCAACGTAACATCAGCCTGCCAAGCCTTACCAGCATAAGCATGAGCCTGACCTGAAAATGTAAAGGGCGATCTGCTATAGGCAACTGCGTTAGTCGCCCTTAGTTCGATCTGAGCTATGCCCGTATGCGTAGGCAGCGCTAAAGGATAACTGATAGCCATTATGCAAATGCCCTTCCATATGATCCACCACGCCGCTTGGCGTCTACTACAGCAGCCTTA